GTCTGTTGACAAAGCAGTTCAATACAGCCCATTGGTGTGGCATTTGGCCATTTTGTGGGTTTTGTTAAGATTGGTCGACCAGGTCAAAGTTGGAATTTTGAACTTGTTTGTGCTGTGGAGGTTTTACATTGCTAGCGTTTGGCTAGTTTTGGTTTCCTCCCCAACACAGTTTTGGTTCTTGTCCGGTTTGCTTTACAAACTACTTGACTTCGTTGCTCAACTTTTCAACCCATTATTGTGGTTGTATGTTAAATGGACTGCCACTTACTGGATGACCTGGTTCGCCAACGTGTTGGTTGAAGGTGAATTCGTGAGCCGCAAATGGGCCAGAAGAGAGGGTTTTGCACCTTCTCGTGGCACTGGGAATGTAATTGGTGCTTTTTCTGGTTTTATGGCCCGTTTGTCCATTGTCATTTCAGACATTGGTTTGCCCTCTTACCTTCGTGGTAGCGTGGGTAGTTATAACAAAGGCACCATGGAAGATACCCTCGAAATGATGAAAGATCTTGGTTGGCCTATCAATGTTGAACTACAAAGCCCTTCCCACTTTTCTGAAAGGAGTGATTACTTTTCATGGGTGGTTACTGGAACCAACTGGCAACAAGGCATCCATTCCAGGAAAATGCAGGTTGACCATTTGCTAGACCCACTTCGTGTCAAGGCAGTGGAATTTCGAAGGTCAGAAGAGTATGTGACTGAAGGAAATGAACTTGAGTCATTATCCCGTTATTTTAAATCTCCTTCCTTTGATTTCCCTGACCTTGAGTTGGATGATGCATGGTTCCTATTGAGCGACATATTTCGTCACTCCAGGCTGACACCCTTTAACTACATTATCAGAATGTGGGAAAAGAAACATGCTTTGGGAAGTTTTATGCGTGACCCAACACGACCTTGGAAAAAGCATTCAAGGAAAGATTTCATCAACTCAATAGGCTTCAAGGCTTTTAAGGAATTGTGGAGATCCACCTTTGAAAAGGCCCCGCTTATGACCCCTGTGGCCCATGTTTCAGTGAAGGGTGAAGCTTTGCCGCCTAGAAAATGGATGTTTGACAAGGTGCGTACTGTCATTGGTGTACCCATTGGCAATTACATTATGTCAACCATATGGAACTATCAACCCAATCACAACTTCAAATGGCGTGAGACTCCTATCAAGGTGGGAATGCCTTTGAATGGGTATTGGATGAACAGGACATATGAGGCACACAATAGGTGTCAACACCATTTTGCAGGCGACATGAAAGAGTTTGATTCCACTTTAACAGGTGGTGTCCTGGACATGATCAAAGCCATTCGAAAGAAAGGGTTTGAAGACCATAAAGACCGGGACAGGATAGCCGCGTTGATTGATGTGAACTATGATCAAGTGTCCAAGCAATTGTTAAACACCACATCAACTGGGGATGTATACAATGATGGAACTGGCTTGACCACCGGCCACACTTCTACGTCTATGGATAATTCCATTGCCACTGTGGTTTTGTATTTAATGGCATGGAAGCAGCTCACTGGGCTTTCTGCCAAAGAATTTAAGCATTACAATGAGCTGTCTTGTTATGGAGATGACCATGTGTTATCGTACTTGGCCACTAAGCCTGCTTCTTGGACTTTTGGCAATATTCAACATGTCATGGCTGGGTTCAATGTAACCATGTTGCTTGAAGCTTCTGGCAAGCTGAGCAACATTCCATTTCTTAGCAAGAAAGTGAGGTTTCCTAATGCTAGAGACCTCAAGGACTTCAAGACAGCAGGGCTGAAAGAAGTCACTCCTACGTTTGCTGTGTCACATGATCGGGAACGACTGCTTGGAAAAGTCACAGCTTCTGTTAAGACCATGGACCCAGTGTATCGTTATAAGCGATTATTGAGCTATTTGTCTTTGACTGCTCACCATCCCGACATTTACCAACAGTTGTCTAAGATCATGAAAAACACTGGGTCTTTGAAGAGGGCAGCTAGCAGCATGAAAATGCCGGTGCCGTCTTATGAGAAGGTGCTTCGTGATTGGTACAAGCCTGATGCCAGGTTTGTTGTCAATGACATTGATGATGATTTTGATGAGTTGAAACCAGACAACAATATCATATCTTATGGCACCGTGTCA